GTTTTAAGGAATTGGTATTACAATCAAAAGAATATTAAAGGTTTTGCGGAGGAATCAGACATTCCTGAGGAAGATGTGATGTACACCTATGGACAGGTTACTGTTGTAGATGCTATATCAAATTTCTTCTCTCGTTTTGCTGATTTTGTGAATCCAGATGTTTATAATTCTGGATTAACAATTTTCTTGCAGAGGCCTTTAAAACCATTTCTTGAATGGGCACTTTTGTTCACTAGAGAAGCTAATGGTATTTATACTGGCCGTCATTTAGCATCAATTGTGCAAAAGACAGCTTATGATTGGATTACAAATGAGGTTGAGATTCCATTAGGAGATGATTCTAGTTATGCATCTGGACGTTTGATCAAACATTGGATTTATATGATTTTCTGTCAATCAAAAGGAGGTTTCTTTTCGAGGTACATCCTAATGATGGACAAAAAGTTAGCAGATATTAAATACATTCTATTTGGCCATGTTGATTTGCAGGTGCGTCGTTTAGATATTCCAATTTGGAATATATTTTTGTGTTCAATGCTTGGTTGGCTTCCAACTATTGGTGGCTTACCAGATTACAGAAAAGTTCCATTTTGGGCAAAATTGCAATATGTGTCATTTGGCTGGCTTTTTGACACCTTATTTGGTATGATCACTAATATTTTGTTTGCAAGTGTCCCAGCAAATTTTATGGCATCCAATCAAGCTTGCAAGTTAGCTTTGGCTGGACAACCATACATTGTTGAAGCTGCCACTGGTTCTGGGAAAACAACTGCAATGATAAATTCATTTTTATCATTACCTGAAGTAGCTTCTCTAAAGCACTTAATTGTAGTTGAACCCAGATCATCTATTGTTTCTGGTGTTGTACCTTATATGAAATCCAAATTTGGTATGGATTGCACTGGTGCAACTGAGGGTTTTATTTATGACCCTAAAGCTAAGGTCATTTATGCAACCCCAATGGAATTGGTTTTGCATGAGGAATGGATAAATGATTCATCTTTCTTTGTTTTTGATGAAGCTCATGTTATGGAAACCATTTATCAATTTGCTTTTCTTTTAATTAAAAAGAAAGGTTTGAAATATTTATTAACATCTGCTACACCTCCACTGGATTTGGGTTTACCCATTAGTAGGATTTCTGGAGCACAAGTGTGGTCAATTGATCATGTTGATGCACTTGTAGTGATGACAAAAGATCCATCTTATGAATCTTTGACATTATCTTATAAGTCATATCTTGATCATCCCACTTACCAATTTGGTTTTGATATTTATAGAAAATTTGTTTCGCATTATTTATCTAATGCTAACCCTTTTTCTAAAAGCCTTGTCTTTGTTAATACAAAGAAAGAAGTTATGCTTTTCTTGGACACTTTGAAAGGCCCTTCTGGTGGCATTGTGGGATTTTGGAGTGGACACACTGATTTGCCAGAAAGGTGGAGTATTATTGTTACAACTTCTGTTTCTGACATAGGTGTGACTTTGCCATCTGTTGATCATGTTTTCACCACAAACACCGAACTTGTTGTTCGGGGTTATGATATGGTGAAACCTGTCATTTATGGTGCTACTTCTGCCCTCCTTAAACAAAGGAAAGGCAGAACTGGCAGAACAAATAATGGTAGGTTTATTCTTTTTGAGTTAAAGGGGTTGCCTGAAAAAGACCCTTTTCACCCCATTGAAAATATCCTGAACTTAATTTCATCTGGTGTTAACTTTGATTTAATTATGAAAATAGCGCCAGAATGGTTACAACTAGCTTTCCCAAATTCAGATTTATCTAAATTGGGAAATACTTTTAATAATGTGGAAAAGCAAATCATTGCACCAGCTTTAAGGTGGCAAGAGGGTGAATCTTCCATTGTTGAAAGTTTGAGGTTAAAACTAGAAGGTAGATTGTCTAAATTTACTGGTTATGTTGATCCTATCAATTTGCAACCAGTTAGAAATGGAGTACGGCCTCAAAGGGGCTGGTCTGTGAGTGCAGAAATTTTGGATTTCTTACTTAATCTTAAGAAATTTACTCCTAAGAATATTGAACTTGGACCCATGGAATCAGCTAAAACAGAAGTTGCACATGTGTCCTATGTTGCTAAACCAAATCCTGCAAAGATTTGGGATAATAGAGTTAAAAGAGATATTCAAGCCAATTTATTAAAAATGAATAAAAATCAGCTTTTAATTAAAAGAGAGAATGATAAAGCTGAATCAGAAAAGATTCAATTTACAATTGATAAATTGAAAACTGATTTGAAATCGGCTGAGGATAATCATGCTCTTATTGAGCAGAAGATGTTCAATAATTTCATGGCTGAAGAAAGGATTGAAAATAGAGTAGATGCTTTTATTTACCCAGATTGGGATCAAGCTTTTATTTTACAAAATTTGACTAATAAATGGGATTCTTACCTAGAAATTATGGCAAGGGATCCATTACTTTCCTCATATGCCCGGGATGCTAGAGATAAGAGGCGAATCCATAAGGACCTTTTGTCTAATTACATTCCCTGGTTAAAGGATCAAGACCTTTGGGTTGAATAAAATTTGGATGTCCCAGACATTTATGTTTAAATTTGCACTGATGAGTCTTGGGACGAAACACATTTATTTGTGTCTGCACTATTTAGTGTTATAACAAATATTCAATGTTCGACTTCTTTGCTCCGATTGACCCTCAAGATCAAATTGCATTGTCCAATATTGGCCTAGTTAACCAAGCTGATATTTTTGGACTGCAAAATCATATTTTTCTCTATGAACGTTCGTTACGAATTGTTCCTTCTTATTATGATTTTGTCGACCCTTTGGCGTTAAGGGTTTTTGGTTTATTTATTTTAATTTGTAAGGTCTCTCATGTTGTTGCCCCAAAACTTGATTTAGGGCCCTTACTTATTGAAAATAATTCAGACTGGCGTCTAGAAATGCATAAAATGCTTGCCAGTGAAATCACTTGGCAAGCTATGTACCTTTATGACTGCTTTAAGACCTTTAAAGAGTTAAAACCTTTTTCTTATTGTGGTGATGCTAAAGTTAATGTTTTGGCGAGAACTCTAAATTATCCGTGTGGCACATTCCCAAATATTTCTCTTTTGCGCTTTAGCTACATCCTTTTGGATGTTTCTTTGGAGCACAAAGGGGATTTAATTGAGTGTGTTTTAGGCCATGACGAGTATCTTTTCAAAATTTTTGCTAGTCTTTTATCTAAAAGTTCCTTGCCACTTGTTTGGTTGCATAGTCGACCACCAAACGGGCTTTGTGGAAAGTGTGGCATCTCTTTAAGTTTCCAGTAAGGCTGTGCTTCTGGTTGCCACACTTTCTAAAATGTTAAAGTGGTTAGTACTACTGGGACTGATGAGCCTAGTTGAAACACTGTCATATGTGTATCCCAGTGGGTGTATTTTATATATATTCTACTGGTGAACCAATGCCTATGCTCTCCTATGAAGAAGCACTTGAAAAATTGAATAATGAGCTTAACTCTTCAGAGAGATTGGACACAGTAATCCGTTTCCTCTCTTCTATGGAGTTTATTTTCAATGGTGTTGCTTGTGTTTTTGGTATATCCGCATCTGCTTTTGTGGATGAAAACACTACAATAGATGCTTTTGTTGTGACACCTGTTAATAAGTTTGATGTTAATCCAACTGCTCAAATTGTTTCTTTAAAAGCTGATCTTTTACGATATCGGTCTGAATCAACTTCTTGGCAGTCTAAATATGACAAACTTTTGTCTTCACAAAAAGTTTCTCCTGAGCAAATTAAAATTCGAGAGTTCTTTAGGGATTTTTCTGAAACTCTTGATGAAAGCAACTCTGATGAATTGTCTTTCATTTCTTCTGCTCAGAATATTTTTGACAAGAATGATGACTTGGCCCAGTTATTCTGGGCCTCTGTTTTTGAAATTGATGCTTCTAAGGCATCTTTCACAATCATTGCGTCAAAAGTAGTGGAAATTATTAACCTTAAAGAGCCTTTCAAAAATAAGGCTCGTGATGTACTATCACAAATTTTAAATAAGGTTCGAGACAAAACAAGCACTATTAAGCAAAAAGTGCCTGCTTGGTCTGGGAGCCTTAAAGCCAAGATGATTCGACCTTTTGAGGTCCCTAAATTTTCTTGGATTAAAAGAGAGACTTTGCCTACATCTCGTGTTGGGCAACTTTTCTCATTTTTGAGGTATAAAAGCCTCAAGCTTAAAGAATTTTATGCCTCTCGGTCTAAGACCCGTTGGCAGCATTTTACCAGTAAATTTAAAATTTTAACCTCTCTCTGTTATTCTAGCTTCAAATTGACTTTCTCCCTTTGGAAT